AGGTTGCATTGCTGCAGTTAGTTTGTCAAAGATTTTCTTCCCATACTTGTATAAGAATACTTTACCTTCATTCTCAGGATTAGTAGGATCCTTCACAACATAGATGTTACTAATATATGTAAGTTTACGCTTCTGCTTACGAGCAGCATCTTTACCTGCATCTGTTCCATTGTTCCATAGAGTAGTATTAAACTCAGAAACAGGATCTTTACCACCAAGAGTGGTTAAAGAGTTTTCAATATACCAACCACCAGGACCTTGGAAGGCATGGGAGTATAGTTTTACGAATGGTAGATCTTCACCATCTGGTGCAGGTAGGAAACGGATAACGGCATAACCATTACCTGATTTATCACATTC